GCCTGGTATCATGCTTTGAGCGCCACGAATGTCGCCAGCAGCGCCAGTCTGTATGCCTCTAGCTTGCTGATCTATAAACTGTTGACCCATGCGCGGGTCAAAGGCGCCTATGCTTTGCTCGTATAGCTGTCTGGCACGAGGGTCTGCAAAAGCACCTGCAGATCGAGGGTCAAAACCACGAGCAGATTGTCTGAATAAATTTTGAGCTTCTGTTAGTTGCTGACCAAATCCGCCAAGGCCGCTTGCTAGGTTACGAGCTTGCACTTCTAGTGGTGAAAGGCCAGCGACTTGTTGAACCGGCACAGGTATTTGTTGAGATATCAACCCATATTCAGGATTAAAATATAAATCCTGAAGTTGTCTTGCCGCCAACTCTTGTGCTGGATCAGCAGAGGTAAACTGAACCCCAGGCTGAACCACCGGGATAGATTCATCGTATGTTTTTGTCTTGCTGCCTTTGGCGGCGCCAATTGCTTGAACACCTCCAATGATTGCCGGGAGATATTGTAAGACCATTACGCTTTCCTCATGGCTTGTTCGCCGGCTCGCTGTAACGCATACATCATGCGAGCACCCTCTCTGCGTTGCTCAGCCTTGGTCTTACCAGCGCCTTTCAAACGACCAATACCTCTGACGGCTTTTGCGTTAACAACAAATTCGCCATCACTAAGCATGGCGGGGATATCGTCAGATGTTTCGGTTCCTGGGCCAGAGATAGGGCCGTTCATGCGGGGGAAGTCAACGTTACCGCCTTCAGAAAACTCAGAAAACCCACCATATTTAGGCTGAAAGCCAGAGTCACCTTTTGGCTTTGTTCCCATTCCAGAACTAGACTTGCCTTGAAGCATGTTTATAAGTTCGATCAACTCTTCGCGAGTCATCGTCTTTGGGTCTTTTTTCAAAAGACTTTTCTTTTCCTCTGCTTTTGCTTGGTTGGCACGGTAATTTTCCATGCCTCTTTCCAACAGACCGCCGATACCTTGAGCCGCACTTCTGATACCAGAGCCTATGCCGCTTGCGATGCTTCCTAACGTTGACATGATGCCGCCTTCAGCCATCATCATGGGATTTAAGGAGGCTATTCCTCCTTCAGCAGCAAGCATCATCGGACCCATACCATCCCTTGGTCCTATTTGTTGATCTTCTATGTACTCTTGAAAAGTTTCATATGGATCTAACCCTCTTTCTTCTCTTTCTCTATTTATTTCAGCTAAAATTTCTAAAGTTTCAGGGTTAGAAAAAATATCCCCTTCCATCACTGGGCCAAGGCCTGGTGATGGAGTAGGTGTAGGCATAGGTGAAGGTGTAGGGATTGGCGTCGGCTGACCAAAACTAAAGCCAGAGGGCATGGTAGCAGCCATTAACTGACCGCCAATATTTGGTGCGGCCATTGGGTAGTTAGCGAATTGAGTCCCTGGAGCCCTTTGATATTGAAAAGATCCAGCCAACTGGTTTTGAACGTCGGGTGGTATGAAACTGGTAGACCCAGCGAACCTAGGGTCTATTTGCTGAAGCTGTGTTAAGGGAAACTGCCTGAATAGGTTAGGATCTCTTATGACCTGACCAGTAACAGTTCTTAAATCTGAGCCTAGTTGTTCTCGACTTACCATTTAACACTTCCACCTACGTCTAGCTTGTCGTAGCCTTGAGTTTGGATCTTTTGCAGCCTTGGGAAACTTCTTCATCTGCCCAGCAGATCGAGCACAAAAAGACTTTCTACGCTTAGCACGCTTCCCTTTGGGATTATCCTCCGTCACCGCTGTCTGGAGTTTACTACCAGGATTTGCCCTACGATAGGCTTTTACACCTGCTTCTGTCATACCTGCGCCCTTTTCTGTTGGGCGAAAGTTCTTTTTGTTACGCTTTGGCATCTTGTCGCGCTTGCGTTTTCGCACTGCGCCACCGTTTGAAAACTCCTCGGCATAACGCTTAAACATTACGAATACCTTGTTTTCTTGCGTCGATCAGACATGACAGCACCGCAACCCCTATGGTTACGACGGACTTCGCCTCCATTGGCTTTCTTAATTATGGTCTTCACATTCGTGGGCTTTCCACCCACACCTTGTGGCTTGGCACGCTTTCGACGCACTGCGCTACGCCGCTCAGCCTCAGTCATTTGTTTTGCTTTTGCCCTGGGCACGCACTTAGGATACTTACGCTTTGAGCCTTTTACTTTGGCACGGCCACAGGCTTGGAACTTACCGTCTTTCTTTGGTGCTCCAATATCTACCCAGTCGCCCTTTGGGCCTTTGCCAAACCACTCTGTTAGACTCATCGTTCTTTCAACAGCTTCTTATATTTGTGTACTCTGTTTCGTGCTCTTCTTTCTAAATCTTTGTCTTTCTCTCTCAAAGCCTTGCCTACATCGCGCCTAGCCTTCATAAGATTTTTGATAAGACTGTCTTTCTTTGGCCCCTCTGGCAGAGGAGAGGTCTTATACTTCTTGCCATCTACGACAATAAAACGATTGTTTCTCATTTCTTCTTCTGAGAGTCAATAAACTGCCGGTATACTTTTGCTGCGCCAGTCTTTTTTGCCACCCTTGCTCTTTGCTCCATGGCAACTGCTGCCTGTATCTTGTGAGCGTAAGTGCGGCCAGATCTTCTTATCTTGGCAACACTTGCCTTTGCATCAGCTATAGTCGCAAACTTTAAACCAGTGATAGTGCCCTTTGGATTCTCATCGGTGTAAAGGTCGCTATGCTTTCTGCTTCTAGCAGGCTGACCTTTCTTCCTTGGTATCCTAGGGTTGCTTCTCATCGATCTATCAGTCTAGCTCTTCTTGCTATAAAGCCCCCGCCCCTCACGTTCCTAATCTTCTTCGCGGCGGAAGATGTACCACTGCTTTTAGGCTTTGGCCCTTTGAAGTCTTTACGCTTCAAGCCAGATGGGTCTTTGATCTTGCCTGCACATATCTTGCTGGCATAAGCATTTGCGTAAGCTGATGGATATACCTTGAACTTGCGTTTAGCTGCTGCTTTACCTCTAGGGCATAGTTTTGTCATGAACCTACACTCACTACTATGTTTCCGTTAGTAATCACTTGTACTGATCCAACGCTTGCAGTTGCTTCAAGCGGGTCAGTCGTAAATGGCAACGGCTCAGATAAACTTATCCAGTTGTTACCATCGTACACCTGCAACACGTTTATCGATGTGTTCCAGATCAAGTCGCCTCTGTTAAACTTTAACTCATCTCGTTCTTTTCTGGTAAACAAAGGTGTCGAGTCTGGGTCAAGAGAATCAAGGCTCAACTCCAGTAAACGCACTGTTCTGTTGAACGTGCCGCCATCGACCATCTGACCATTTTGAACAAAGGGCAAACGGCCTTGTAATACTTTGCTCATCGCCTGCCGTTTGGTTGCACATCTATACGAGTGCCGCCAATCCTGAAGCCAAGCCCTAGTCGGACACCTGTTTCACCATCATCGTCTGATTCAAAACGTACAACCGCTTGTCTGCCACGAGCTCGTGCATCTATCTTTGTTGTGCTTGCCGTAAAAGCGGTGGTCTGATCTGTCGTGAGAGAGTCACCAGGGAAGTTTCTTGCCTTGATCACAAAGTTCATGGCCTGAGTTGCGCCACCATCGCCTGTAAACTTAACGTCTGGTATGCACCGTCGAATAAACTGAAACTCTTCTCCATCACCTAAGTCAAAGTCGGCACTTTCGATAAATACGTTATCCATGGGTGAGCCGTCGTTATCAAACCCAGTTTCATGAGAATAGACGTAGTTTCTGGTGCCGTCGTTGCCTGTTGCACGAGGGAAGCTTTCAAGGCCCTCATCAAGCCAAGCTGTTCTAGAGAGATTGCCTATGGCCCATGTTTGTTCGACATAGTTGTAGGTGACATATCGATCAATGACAGTGTTTGTGCCAGAACAATAAAACCAACCAACCTCATCAAACTGCTTGTTTAAGAAAGCAAACACCTGAAACGCCTGGCCTTCGTTAAAATCATCAAACACATAAGATCTAACGCTGCATGGCACTGGTTGAACGGCGCCTTGGTACGAATAGAAACCTTTCTTGTCCATCCAATAAACACCAGCTGGGGTGTTGATGGAGGCGTTTGGTCCGATAAGGCTTACGCCTTCGTTGATCAGGTTCAAACCAAAAGTAAGAGGCGCCCCAATAAACTGTAAGCTGTAGAGCGCAACGTCAGTCCATATCAATGTTTCTTGTCTAGCCCGCAAGCCACCAATGATTTGTGAGCCAGCAGAACATCGTAAGGAGCCAGCTGTGTTTGTAGCTGTTGGAAACCACTCAGCAGGATTCTCTTGATCAGAGAAAGCAATAAGAAGCGGATCTATGGTGCCTGTGCGGGCTGTTGCTGCATCGTTGATTGGGTCTGCGCCAAGGGCAATCACATGTCGATCTACATCAGATACAAGAACTTGCAAAGCTGCCGTCGGCGTAAAGTTTGCGCCAGACAGATCAGCAATATCTACAGCCCTATCAGTTCCTAATGTTTTTGCGCTTGTATCCCAATAATAGATACGTCCTGCTCGCACATTCGCAATCAAGTCCTCGCCAAAACTATCTAAAGACCACAGTCGCAGTTGGTTTAATTCGCTCAAGGGGCTAGAGGAGCCCCATGTTCCCGCGCCCCATGTGCCAGCACCCCAACCTGTGCCAGCAACAAATACATCAAGACCTACGTTGATTTGATATGCACCTACTACAGAGCTACCGCCGTTGCCACTATCGCTGCTGTTGGCCGTAACAGTCGTGCCAGAGGTATCTTTTGCTGTAATCACATACACACTGGTGCTAGTGATGGAATCGATCTCATACTCTTGGTTGAGCACGGCGGCAGTAACGTTACCGCCTAGAGAGGAAGCGCCACTAAAAGTCACGAAATCACCTTTTTGCGCGCCGTGAGCAGTGTCAGTTACGTTTATTGAGCTAGACCCGTCACTCGCTCCAAAGGTCACATCACCTGCAGATGTGGTAGATCGTATAGGGGTGATGTCGTTGTAGTTTGCACCAGACTGTATGTAGAGCTTTGATCGAGTGCCAAGACCAAGAAGCTTAGTGCCAGCTAAAGAGGTCCAACCAAAGAGTTTTCTGCCAGTGCCCTCAAAAGAAGCAGTGATAAATTTTACCCAGCCACCTATCTTTTCAGGCAAGCCTTTGCGGAATCGAACAAGATTGCCATCAAACCATCCACCTTCAGCGGTGTAGTCTGTGCCCTCTTTGTTGATGCCAGGGTTAAATATGTATTTCTGCAAAGGCATTACTGATACTCACCATCGCGGATCATTTCAGTAACTCGAATCGCTCTCGTACCTACTTGCTGCGCCCACTTGCTATCCATGAACTCATCAGCTGCAACATCGAACTGTTCCCTGCTCATGGCGGTCAAAGCATTTGTAAACCCACGCAGTTTGGTAAGACCAAGATTAAAACAAATATCGACCATCGCATCGCGCCTAGCCTCGTTCAGTCCGCCGAACCAAAAGTAAGTGTCTTGTAGTTCTTCTGTCACTCGTTTGATATCGTTTTCCAGAAGATAGTCTATCTCGTCATCGGACAGTCCTAAGCCAGACTCTGAGATATTTCTGCCTACGCCTATCGTTTCGTAGCCAGCAGAGCACAAGTAAACCTTTGACTTCACGCCCTCATGGCGTTTGATCATTTCGACTAGCTTACTCATTACTTTTCTCGCGCTACCTTGTTGACCTTCTCGTAGCTACGCATCGCACCAAGCCCCAACATGCCCATCATCACAGGAACCAGAAGCGTCGTATCCACTTCTGGCACTGCTACCCATATGCCTAATATGTTCACAATGATAGTGTTGTAGAGCAGGCCAAACGCACAGATCCATCCAATGCAGGGACGCCATCCCCCGATAAACAGCGAACCTGTGGCAGCTTCTGCTTTGTTTATTTCTAGCTGAGCCAACATTGCTTCTTGCGAATGTTTTTCGCTCATAGTTGCTATCTCATGAGCGAGCTTTGCCTTTTGGTCTTTGTCTTCTATGAACTTATCTAGCAGTCCCGTTACTGGACCCACCAACGAAGCAACTATGCTCATCTACCATTCCCTCTGTTTGACCATGCTTGCGCCCCAAAGAACGCAGCCAATATACCTGCGACTGAAACAAAGTAGACTGAAGCCATATCTCCCAGAATACTTGCTGCCTGCACCAGGCCAGCCCAACTACTTACCACCACCAACGATGGATACAAGAGCATTCCCCACAAAGCAAACCAACTCATGCTGCGCTGAGCCTGCGCTCTTTCATTGCTGATCTTTAGTTCTTGTAGTTCCTTGCTAGTCTCTAGCTCATCATCAGTAACAACACCATCACCATCGGTATCATACTGATTGTAATCTGACCCAGGCTCTAATTTCTTTGCTGCCATATCAGTCATAGAATGGTGTGTTTGGCGGTACTTTAACAGGGATACAATAGGCTGTAATGTTCTCTTGATTGTTCAAGCGCCTGCCCTCTATCGGCTTGATCGTTCCCTGTTCCAACCAATAAGCAAACTGATTGCACCTGTGAATGTTGCGGAAGTGAAACCTACCTGCGACTTGCTCGCCTTCTACCAACATGACAAGCAGAAACGCCATAATCATCCGAAGGCTTTGAGAATCAAAACAAAGATCAGAACTGCGATGCCGCCTCCAATAATAAGAGTCGTTCCACCAACGAGAAGTTGTTGAATGAGGATTTGCTTTTCGCGCTTACGTTTTGCCATTAGCCTTGCGTGTGCCCTCCTGTCTTGTTCCTGCTGCCTAATCGCCTGGTCATAATCCTCTAACAGCTTAGGATCTGCGACGAGGAGCAAATCTCTCAAATCCTTTTGATATCGCTCTTGGTTCCTACGGAGCATCTGTAGCTTGAGAATGTCATTCTTTGAAAGCGCATTGAACGTCGAGCTTTTACGTTGTACTTCAAAATTATTAAGAGCTTCTCCGAAATCAGACACCAAAGCCATCGCTTGCTGCACGTTGGCTTTACCTTCATTGACATTTTGAATCACCGAATTGATCTGCTGGAGAAGCATCCCGGCGGCTGCAACAGACTCGATAATCACGATTTACCCCATGAAAAACTGAGGCAAAGCTGCCGCTGCAATCAGTGCGTACAGTCCGTAAATAAGGTGTTCTAGGTGTTTAAACTTGGCAGAACCCTCTGCCAGACGCTCTTCGATACGCTGATAACGCAGGACACACTCACGCTCATGCGCGTTTACTTCGTTTAGTGCTTGTTCGCCTTTATCACTCATACCGATATGTTAACTCTTTGGCTAGGCGCTAGTTGTTGCGCCTCGACCCTATTACCCTCTTTTGTGTAGATCGTTGGTATGATTGTTTCTACCGCTTCGCGCACAGTCTCGCCTTCAGCGCCGGTTCTCAAACGCTCCTGCTTTTGCACAGCGACTTGCTTCCAACTAATCTGCGCTGCTTCATTAATGTTTATTTCCATCTTGTGATCCCTCTACAGGAAAACAATTTATGTTGGCGGCTACTGTCCTTCGCTCGCCTTCCCCCTGAAACGGATACACCATGTGCTGCATCCATGATGGGAACATATACAAGCGCCCCACCTGCGGCCTGACTACAACATTCTGCGTAGGCTTCAGCCGCTCTCTGTCCCATGTGCTTGACCGTCCGTAGTTGAAGCAGAGACAGCCATCGCTTTCGCCAGAAGCATTATACAACCCGTACTCTTGCGACCCCGGCCTTGGCCCTTGGACAATCTGTGGTGGCACCTTCGTCCACGTTGTGCAGCTAATACCCATGATAGTCTTTGTACCGTGGTCATGGATTGGGTTGTAGTCACCTTCGTAACTATGCACAGACCATAGCTCGTCCATTTCGACGTTTCTGTTGCCGTCTAGCAATTGACCAGACTGGGCCATGAACTGGTTAATATACGTCACGCCCATCTCGCACAAGAACCTAGAAAACGGTGCCAGCCTTGGGTCTTCATGATCCATGACAAGCTGCTCGCCTGTTTTGATCTGACCTACCAGCGTATGCGCGGCGCTAACTTTATCGTCTTGCGTGACTAGCTCGTCAAGATAGTCATTGCACGAATCAACAAACTCTGTCGGGATGTCCAACTCCATCAGGAATACTGACGGCAGCGGGTGCATCTGAAACTGAATCTCAGCCATTTATAGCTTCGACAGCAGCTTCTTCCTCGCCTTCTTCTGGCTCTTCTTCAGGTTCAACCAACTGAGCATCAGCTTGCACTTTAATTTTCATCATCAAAGGCCATGTCCCGCTTTTGCTAGGCATGTCGCCAAGAATCGCTAGGATTGCGTTGATCTCGTTTTCTTCTAGGTTGATTTGCACGTTCTGTTTTTCCTTATGGTGTATATGCTTTGGCTGCGGCAACAGCAGAGTCGATGACGCTGAAATCTTCTGACCCCCAATCGCCTAGTGCCTTGCCGTATTCTAAATAACCAGCACTGCGCAGTACACGCTCCTGCTTCTCAGCATTCGTCATGTCGTTGTAAAACTCGTTGTTTGCATCAAGCACACTGGTGATGACATTTGCGCCATCTAACATGGCTTGATACATCTTGGCTTTTTCTTCGTCCGTTCTTGCCTCTTCAGACATTTCGTCCTCCTATGATTCTAGCGCGGCGACACGCGCAGTCAGTGATGTGATGATTGCGTCTTGATCTTTGATGGCTTTAACAAGAATCGGGATAAACTTTTCATATCGAAGACCGTATTGCTTGCCATCTTCCGAGAGCGATACCGTAAGGTTTTTCTTATCGGACGCTTTATATCCAGACGCTTCTTCGAGATCTCGCACAGCTTGCGCTTTGAAACCAACGTCCATCCAGTCTTCTTTGTAAGTGCCGTCTGGCGTCTGAGCGTTTAGGTCGTAATCATCAGCGTACTTGTCACCATACTTAGAACGCTTGTCCCAATAGTAAGTAACTGGTTCGAGGGCTTTTACGAAGTCCAAGCCAAGGTCTAGATCTACGAAGTCAGTTTTATCACGTTGATCTGAAGCGACTGTAAAAGATACTTGAATGTGAGCAACTGTAATGTTTTCATCGCCAAGACATATGCCATTGCTGTCATTCGTTCTATTTCCTCCGGGGCTTCCAGAAATAGCAGCGTCATGCCCTAGGTATAAATTATTCGACCCGCTGGTTAGAGAACTGCCTGCGTTAAAACCCATCGCAGTGTTGTCAGAGCCAGTTACAGTGCCATTTCCTATGGCATGAACGCCCACTGCGGTATTAGCCGTCCCCGTTGTCATTGAGTCGCCACAAAGCCCCCCTATGAGGGTGTTGGAGGTTCCCGTGGTAATTGACTGACCTGCTGTAAATCCCACCGCAACATTGTAAGCAGTCGTGGTGGTAGTGAAGTTTTGAGACGCTAGAGCAGCAGCACCAATGGCAACACTTCTTGCACCTCTCGTATCCGCTGATAAGGCACCGTAGCCTAAAGCAACATTATTTGTTCCGTCAGTCAGGGCATCACCAGAAAGCGCTCCAACAAAGGTGTTGTTGACTCCCGTAGTGACATCGCCACCGGCGTTATATCCCACTGCTACGTTGAAGGTGTCTGTGGCGGTTGTGAAGTTTTGATCTCTTAATGCAAAAGCACCAACAGCAACTGAATTGCTTCCCAAAGTATCTGCACTTAGTGCGTTGGCTCCAACAGCTATGTTGTAATCCGCATCCGTAAGCGCGTCACCCGCAAGGCCGCCCACAATAGTGTTCTGGATTCCCGTGGTGACTGATGTTCCTGCGTTGAACCCTAAAGCAACGTTGTAAGAATCAGTGCTTGTTGTAAAGTTTTGAGAGGCTAAAGAATTGTTGCCAATAGCTATATTTCTATCACCCAATGTATCAGCAGTTAACGCTTGATACCCTAATGCAACATTTCTATTTCCACCTGTTAGGGCATCCCCTGCAAGCCCTCCAACAAGGGTGCTCTGGGTTCCCGTGGTGATTTGCTGACCTGCATTGTGTCCAACTGCGACATTGTACACATCTGTGGCGGTTGTGAGGTTTTGACTGAGCAAAGCCATACGGCCAACTGCAACCGACTTGCTCCCAAGTGTATCTGCACTCAGAGCTTGATAGCCCACTGCTACGTTTTCTACAGAAGCAGTTGCAGCATCTCCCGCAAGGCCACCGATGTAGGTGTTCTGGGTTCCCGTGGTGACTGCCTCACCCGCGCCCCTACCTACAGCAACATTGTAAGCACTGGTAGATGTCGTAAAGTTTTGTGTTTTTAATGCTGCTGTACCAATTGCTACGGAATAATTGCCTAGTGTATCTCCACCCAAAGCATGTTTACCGATTGCAACATTTTCATCGCCCTCCGTTAAAGCATCTGCTGCTAGTGCGCCAAGAAGCGTATTGCTATGGCCTGTAGTTACCGACTGCCCTGTTATGTAACCCACAGCGACATTGTTTCCATCACCACCAGCGTTAAGGGTTTTAAGCGCCCTGTAGCCAACAGCTACATTG